CCCATAATACTCTGGCGAACTATTTTCATTTGAACTTTTCGCTTATGCAATTTCACAAGTATAGTTTAACAGAGATAGAAAATATGATACCTTGGGAGAGGGAAGTGTACGTCAAACTGCTGTTAAACCATATAGAGGAAGAGAAAGACAAACAAAATGGCTAATTTATCAATGGCTATACCACTAATGCAATCAGACGAAACAGATGTTGCTTCTGGTGGTTCTGCTATTGTTACAGAAAAATCATTTGTTAAGTTTTCAACCGACTATCTAAATCTGAACAAAAAAATCATGAACAATAAGAAAATGATTGAGCGTGTTCGCGAACGTATTGATTTAGACATTGAACGCAGACAACGTCGAATAGGTCAACCTCAAAGAGTTGAAGAAGAACAAGACCAAGACCAGGAAGAAGAAAAGAGCAGTCCGTTTGGAGATATTCTGAAAAGACTATTAGGTTTGGCAAAAACATTGTTGACTGCTTTTATTAAGTTTGGAAAATCTATAATCAAATGGGCATTCAAGCTGCTAACTATGCTTAATGCTAAAACAGTTAGTGGTTATATCAAAAAATTCTTCACTGCATTGCTTGGTAAGAAATTTCCATTTTTCAAAGCATTAGGATTGGGTGCTGTATTTGGTACTTTGCTATCTCAACTGGGAGGAAGCGAATCATCAACAGCACAAGCAAAGGCACCACAAATAAGTGTCGATGAAATGTCTGAAGATGAATATAACGAAGAGTTGGAAGAGTCGTCTGCCCCTGCTGCAGCTGCTACCCCTGCCGCCGCTCCTCCACCAGCTACACCTGCACCTCCCGCTGCTCCTGCGCAAGCTGCGCCAGCTTCTCCTCCACCTGCACCAGCTGCACCAGCCGCTGCTTCTGCGCCTCCGCCAGCAGCCGCACCAGCTGCAAAACCTGCCCCCAAACCCAAAGCAGAAGAACAAGGGAAGCCAGAAAAGGTAGCTTCTCCAAAAGAGAGGGCTAAGAAAGAGTTTGGTGCGCTAGACAAAGGTCAGGCATTAGCAAATCAGGTCGGTAAGATTGATGATGAACTGGAAAAACTAAAAGAACAAGCCGACAATATCGAAAATGATGATGATCCCAAAAAAGTCGCGCTGATGAAGAGAATAGAAGAATTAGAAAATAAGCGCGATAATGTTTCAAAGCAACAAGATAGTTTAGACAAACCAGATAAGTTTGATAAGTTCGCAGCAAAGAAAACTAAGGGCGATCGTGCTTTCGATGAAGATGCTAAAGGAAAGCCAGACAGAATAGATAAAGCACTCGACGATGATGGAGAAATAAGGAAACCGAAAATTCCTGCTGGTGCTCCAACAAAAGTAACACAAACAACCACAAAAGAATCCGAAGAAACTACAACTGGAGGTGGTTCGACTCTTTCATCACGAGTTTCAGATAAACCTTCAGAAGAATATCTAGCAGCCGAAAAGAAATATAAAGATGCACTGGCAGAATTAAAAGCGGCAAGAAAAATCAAAGCGCCAAAAGATAAAATTAAAGAATTAATGAATAAGGTCTCTGAATATAGGAAGGCGAAATCAAAATTAAAGCCGAAAACTAGAATGGCTACATCTACAACACCAAGTGAATTGAAAAGCAACAAAACAAAAAGTTCTGACACTACCGTCATTATCAAACCAGTAGTAAAGAAAAAGGTCGTTTCTGATTGGTGATTCGATCAGAGGATAGGAGTAAAAAATGGCAGCACTAGCGGCAGCAACTGCTCTACTTATGTCGAATAATCCAGACGCATTAGTCGCTGGCGCTGCAGTTGCTGGCGCAAGAAAAGTCGCTGGTGCTGTCGGATCTTCGATAAAATCTGGTGTCGGTAAAGCGTTTGGTTATGCCAAAGGCAAATTCCAAGATATGTCTGAGAAAAAGGACTTCGAAGATAAGCTCGATGAAGTTGGAGTCGACAGATCTGGTTCTCCTTCAAAACAAGAAAAACCTGTACAAGAATCAACATTTGTTAAGTTCAAAACTGACTTGTTCAAATATATGCAGCAAATTACTGGGATCAGCAGTAAGCAGTTGGATATGGCGAAAAAGGAAGAACTGAGAACTCTAGAAGATCTTGCTGAAGGTAAAGGAAAAAAATCTGGTGCGCCAGAAAAAGAAAAGAAGAAAAGAAGTGTTAGTGATTGGATGAAACTCCTCGGTCTTACTGCACTTGGGTCCCTTCTTGGATTAGCAGCTCTTGATAAGATGTCTAAAGCATTAAATTTTGATATCGATAAGGTTGTTGGTGATTTGAAATCTGCAGTTGTTGCTGGAGCAGCGATTAGGGTTGCGGCAAAAGCAGCGCCAACTGTTGCAAAGGCTGCAGGAAAAGGAGCACAAGCAGCTAAAGTTGTGGCTGCAAGGGTTGCTGCAAAGGTAGAAGGAGCAAGTTACGATAAGAAAGGAATGAAACGTGGTCCTGATGGAAAGTTTGCTCCAGGAACAGCAAACGCACCATCACAGCTTCCAGGAACAAAACCTGCAGGTGCGCCAACAAAAGTACCAGGAGGAGCAGCAAAGGGCGGAGCAAAGAATCTAGGAAAGGCTGTATCGAAGGTTGTCGGGAAGAGCATTGCTAAGATAGCTGCCAAGTCTTTGCCATTTGGTATTGGCGCTGTTATTGGTACTGCGTTAGCAGCTGGAAGGGTATTAAGCGGCGATATGGTTGGTGCTGCGTTGGAATTCACTGCAGGTGCAACGGCATTTGCTCCAGGAATTGGGTCTGCTGTGAGTCTTACTGCTTCGGCTGCTTCTTTGGCGCGTGATGTATATCAAGAAGCATATGGTGTATTTCCAGAAGATGATCCTTCTCCAGACAGAGATAAAAGGATGAAAGAAATCCCAGCGCTGATTGCCAAAGAAATCGAGAAATTATTAAAGAAACGTGAAGTTTCAAAAGAAGAGATGAAACAGATTAGCGATGCAGGTCAAGCTGTAGGTGCAAAACTTTCTGGTAGAGGTAAAGGCACGCCAGCAGAAAGAAAGGCAGCATACGAAGCCGAGAAGAAACAGAGAGAAGAATTCAAAGCGTCTGGTGGAATGCTCGATGGAAAGAAGGTGAACTTCAAAGAGTATCAATCTGGAATGGCTATGAAGGCAAAGGCTGCTGAGATACAGGCAGCTGCTCCCAAAGCTGCACCTACGCAAGATACATCTGGGACTCCAACCCCAACAGATACACCTAACAATCTAGCACCAGTTCCAGAAACTGCTGATACGCAGCAAATTTCTGAAGGCGGCGAAGAAGGCGGCGGAGGTGGTGTAAATGTTGTTAATGCTGCACCAGCTGATGCTGGAACAGATATGGGTGGCAATACAACTACACAGGCGAGATTAGCTGCCCAAAAGAAGGGTTCAGAAAAAATTAAGATGGATAAGTTATTCGCGAGGGGTTCTAAGAATCCAGATCTAACATTCACTAAAGCAAGAAATTCAATGTACGCATAATAAAACTGGGGGGACCGAAGTCCCCCCAATCTTTTTAATCATCATCTTCGGCGAGTTTCTCGAAGAAGGCGAGGTTATCATCCCCACCATCATCTTCATCCCAAGATGCCTTTGCCGTCTTACCAACTGAGGGTTCCGACACTGGAGCGCGAGGAGCAACATCTTCGCGGACATCTTCGTCACGCTGAGATGCAGCACCAGCACCCAAACCAAGAACACGATCAAGGCGTGCCTTCAACTGGTCGTACGACTTGAACTGATCCGGAGCAATAAACGCAGCAAGCGAGTGCTGTGAGTTCCAGATCTTTTCGAGTTCTTCGTCGTTTTCAGAAAGATTCGACGGTTCATCGAACTCCGACTTATCATAGTTGCGATATCCCTCTACGTTACGAATCTTCATCTTGAAGTTCGCACCTTCCCAAAGATCGAAAGGATTGACTGCCTTCTCATCTTCGAAGGTTGGGTTCATCTGTTCGTTGATCTTATCGAAGATCTTCTTGCCGAACTTGTAAAGGAAAACCTTTCCTTCGTTCTGCGGATTAGATGGATCCTTAACAATATAGATATTTGCAATATAAGTCAGACGACGCTTCTGCTTACGAGCAATTTCCTTGTCCTTATCATTACCAGAGTTCCACAGCTTCGAGTTGTATTCACCAACAGGATCTTGCTGTCCGATTGTTGTTAGTGAGTTCTCGATGTACCAGCCACCTGGACCCTGGAAACCATGGTTCCAAATACGGACCCAAGGAACTTCCTCGTTCTTTGGCGCAGGAAGAAAGCGGATAACGGCATAACCATTACCTGCCTTGTCGACCTCTGGCTTCCACCAACGGTCGTCTTCGCTCTTAGATGCTTGGGGATTTGTTGAGAGTTTTTCTACTTCCTTTGTGAGTTTGTCGAAAGAAGTAGTACGTTCGCGCTTGAGCGCAGCAAATGTGTCATTCATTTGTATTCTCCATATGTTTCGTTGTGTTTCGTCTTGTCCACTTGATTCATAACATATGAGTATATATTACCGCGATTAGATGTATTTGTCAAGACTTAAATACACTCCTCATCACTTTTTTGATGTTGGTTTTATCAACATTCAAGAACGGTCTATAGTTATGAAGTTGCCGAGATATGTCAGACCAAACAATCTCGTCTTCGATCTTAGCATCCCACAGCTTGAGTATGCCAAGAGCGATATCAAAAGCAAGAACCGTTTCAATGGATATCTTGTTTCCCAGATATAACCGAAGAAGCGGTGGATGATTACCATTCTTCGGCGTCAACAGTTCTTCAAGACTATCACATTCGATATCCATCAGTTCTTGCTTCAGCTGATATGAGAATGATTCAATACGTTTACGCCATGCAGCATAAACCTTCTCAGACTCAATACCAGATAGTTCACCGATCCATTTGACGCCAGAACGCGAGACGAAGTTGGCTACGAAATAATCGGTGAGTTCTTCATCTTTGTATCGCCGTTCCAATCGCTGAAAGAAGAAAGTATCCTTTCGCTTCATGAACGATTCAGCGGATATCTGCCGAATCTTACCGCCATACTTGATGAAATCATAATCGGTTGTGAAATGTAACCTCAGTGCCTGATAACGCTGATATGCTTTCATTCCTTCCATTAGATTGGCAACCGTGATCCTGTACGCTTCAACATGTTTAGTTTTGTAGCTTCCGACTGCAACAGTTTACGCATAGTCGGTGTCATCAGTTTAGATACGCTTTCGAACTCCAGTCCACTCTTTTCACAAACATCAGTGATTGCTTCAAGATAACCCATACCCAATGTACGCACTCGCGTTTCTACCATACTCACAAAGGTGTTAGAAGTCATAAGACTAGCTGGATCACTCATTTGCCGCGCTCCATATCAACTGCTGTTACCAGTTCATCCTGAAACTCATAGTTGGTCACAGTGCCTTTGAGCGTGTAATACTTATTACCATGATTGGCAATCTCTTCGGCAGTACGACCGCAACCAATACACTTACCATCATCGCCAAGTTTGCAGATAGCAGTGCATGGTGAATCTTTCTTTGTGTTCATACCACCAACACTCTTGCGCTGAATGTCTTCAGTCAATCCTTCAGGATAGTAGAGTTCTAGCGCAGCGCAATCGACGGTACAGTTGAACCAATGATATTCGCCAGGACGAACAGTAGTAAAGTCGCCTGCTCTGAGAACAGTGACGTCGGTGAGATCATAATCATTCTTTCGTACATGGATTTCAAGTTCTCCAGAAATGACGTAGAATGCGTTCCATTTGTGTGCATGTTTGTGCTCCGAACAACGAAAACCTGCCTTTGCATTGATACGATGAAGTTCTACAAAAGGATTCTGAATCAATGCGCTTGTGTTTCCCCATACTTTTCCATTTATAAGTGCCATCTCAATAAAACTCCACGATTTGATCTGCAATGCCAAATTTAACTGCTTCTTTTGCCGTGAGCCATACGTCTTCAGGCGGAAGAAGATACTTCTTGATATTCGCCTCAGTCATTCCTGTGCAACGCTTGTAGTGATCAACGATGCGGCGCTGAACATTGG